GGTGCCGTCCCACTCACCCGAGGCGTGCACGATGTGCTCGACCTCGCCGATGGTCTTCTTCTCGATGAGCTCAGTCGTCGACATTCTCAACCTCCTGGAATCGCAGCGACGGCGCCTTGCGGGTGACGCGCGGGAAGTGCTTCAGCGCGGATGCCTCGAGCACGGCGAGTTCGACGCGCAACGCCTCGACGTGCGCGTGCACCTCGGGTGCGGCGGCCTTCCACGCGGCCTCGTCGATCGACACCGTCTCGGACACGGTGGTCTGAAAGCCGCCGTGCTCGGTCATGCCGACTGCGCCGAACCGCAGCGCGCCGGGAAGCTTCGCCGTAGCGGACTTGACCTTCGCGTTCGCGACCTTCTCCGACGCGACGGCCGCGTCGAGATCGCGCTTCAGAGGCGCCCACTCGGCGACCGCCTCGGCAACGTCTGCCGGGAGGTCGTCGACGTCGGGGCATCCGGCGTCGCGCCAGGCGATGAAGTCGTCGGCGCGCTCGACGAGCCACGCGATCATCTCCTCGTCGCGAGGGACCGGAATCCAGGTCGCGCCCTCGATCGGAGGCATATCGTCCTCGTCGCGGACCTCAAACCCATAGAGGGCGTAGTCGGCGCCGAGCACGTGGATCTGCCACTGCATCTGAGCGAGGTGCTCGACCGGGATCTCGTCAGACTTCCATCCGTCCTCGTGCGACTTGACCTCGACGACGACGAGCGCGCCGTCCGGGTCGATGCCAATGGCATCCGGCGTCGCCCGGTGCAGGTCGTTCTCGACGGACGCCCAGAGCGCACCGTTCGGGGTGAGCGCAGCGAGGCGCTCGGCCGCTTCGTCGAGCAGCGCAGCCTCGCGAGCGTGGCCCGCGTTCGTGGCCTTGTTGCCGCGGAAGGTGGAGCCGTTCATCTTCTGCTCGGCGATCGTGCGGCGGGCCTTGATGCCGGCGCGCGCAATCTTCCATGCATCGGAGGCGGTGACACCTTCGCCGCGCTCGAGCATCCAGACGGTGCGGGGTGCGTCGTCGGGTACGACGACGCGAGCCTCGGTAATCTGCGGGGTCATGTTCAGTCCCTCCCGGGGGTGAATGTGGCGACGAACGCGCCGAAGCTGATGAGGAGTCCGAGCTCAGCGCCGTTGACTCCCGGCGCTGCGGCGGCCGGGCCGCAGAGCGCGGCGAGCAGGAGAGCGGAGAGCAGCAGCACCCGTCGCCACGGCGCGAGCGGCCAGACGCCGCGGCGCTCGGGGACGACGGAGTCCGTGCGGATGAGGCCGCTCACGTGCATGTCGGCGGTGAGGGGTTCGAACCCGCTCACCGTGACGGCGACGTCCTCGGTATCCTGTGTCTGAGGCATGTGCTTGCCTTTCGTTTTGGGTGGGGCGTCCGGTGCAACGGGCGCCCCACCGTCGTGTGTAGGTGGTCAGTGGGTGAGGGTGCCGACGCCGAGCAGGACTCGGAGCCGCTCGACACCTCGCGGGGTGACGCGCACCTGCGGAGCCGCGGGCACGAGGTCGCCCGAGTCGCGGTCGCGGTACGGCGGCATCGCGCGGACCTTGAGATAGCCGGAGTCGACGGCGCGGGCGTACGGCGACCACCGCTGCTTCTCGCCGCGGTAGATCCAGCCGAGCTCGCTGAGCGAGGCGAACAGCCGCTGCGGGCCGGTCTCGATCCCGGCGCGGCTGAGCATCGGGGCGACATCGCGCACCGCGTAGTCGCTCCCGGCGTCGGCGATCTCCTCCCACGCCTCGGCCTTCGGTGCGAGCGTGGCGATCTGCTCGTCCTTGCGGGCGATGATCTCTTGCGCGTTGAGCACGGCTCGCGCCATGAGTTGTTCAGGTGTCTCGACGACATAGGCGCCGGTGCGACGGATCGACGGGATGACCTCGTGCGTGACCCACCAGCGGAACCGGCGAGCCTCGGGCTTGTCCGAGCGGATGACGACCTCGTACATGCCGGACTCGGAGACGATCGTGACCGACCGGGCCTGGCCGCCGGACCTGATATCCGTCTGACGGATATCAGCCCCGTCGAGGCGCGCAGCGACGTTGCCGGAGTTCGCGATGCCGAGCACGCCGCAGATGTCGGCGAGCACGAACCAGAGTTCGCCGTCGATCGAGATCGTGCGAACCTCGCGGTCGGCGTACTGGAAGACCTCGAGCGCGCTCATGCTTCGTCCCTCTCGATCGTGGCGAGCCCCTCGGCCATGAGGTGCAGGAAGAAGGCGACGAACACCGCGGCGAGCGCGAAGACGAGGAGCAGCAGACCCCACGGGGCGAGCGAGATCGCGACGATCCCGACGATGACCCCGGCGATGAAGTAGCCAACGGCGGCGGCGCGGACGAGCGGACTCAGTCGACCGGCCGGGGCAACCGTCCCCACGGTGCCCCGACCAGCCACGCCCGATACCCCAGCGGGCACCCGGCCCCCAGACCGGGAGTTCATGCGGCGCTCACCAACTGCGCTGAGCTCGAGGGCTCGCGCTCAGCAGCGGCGCGGGCGTCGCGCTGAGCGAGGTTCTCGAGGATGCGGGCGGCGATGTCGCCAGATCGCCGCCACGCGGCGTCCGACGGCTCGACCTTCGACACAATCCCTGCGCCGCTCACGATGCCGCCGCCAGCAGACCACGAGTCGCGCGGTCCGTGAGCTCGGTGTAGCTCAGCCCGAGAAAACCCGACGTCAGGATCAGCTCGATCGTGTTGAACGGAGTCTCACCGTTCAACCGACGACCTACGGTTCCCTCGGTGACGCCGAGCACAGCGGCGAGCTTTCGGGCCGGAAGTCGCTTGCGAGCGAGCTCGGCGCGAACCTCCTCGGCGATCCGGCGGACGACGTCGTTCGCATGCTCCTCGAAGGCCGCCCGGACCTCGTCGGCGAGCCGGCGAACATCGTCGGCCGCCTGCTTCTCGACTGCGTGATTTTCCATGCAGTTAACGTCGCATGGAAATCCATGCACTGTCAACTTTGCCAGGCAACTTGTGCAAAATTCATGCACACGGCAGAATGATGGGCGTGTCAGAACTAGAGCTTGCAGAACTCTTCGCCGATGCCCTCGTTACCGAGATCAAAGCCGAGATGGGTCGTCAGTCCCTCTCCTCTCGCGCGTTGGGTCGTCTGATCAACAAGTCGTCGCAGTACATGTCCGACCGCCTCGACGGCGGGAACGTGAAGACCGGCCGCCGCGTCGTGCTCAACATCTGGGATCTCGCGGCGATCTCCGGCGCACTCGGCGTCACCGAGGTGCAGCTGATCGAGCGCGCCCAGGCGGCGGCCGCAGGCGGCAACGTCATCCCCGGGAACTTCGGTGTCAGAGGCTCCACGGAGGATAGGCGAGCGGTCGCAAAGAAGAAGTCTCGCGACCCCGGAGGGGACGAGGGGGAGTTCTGAATGGACTCGAAAATTCTCGAGCTATACGACGGGCTCGATTCGATCGGAGTGCGGGTCGAGTTCTGTGACCTGCCAGATGATCGCGATGGCGAATATCTGCACGACGAGCGGCTGATCCGCATCCAGCACGACCTGCGATTCCGGCGCTACGTGAGTACGCTCGCGCACGAGGCATGTCATGCGGCCTTCGGAGACACGCCATCGATGTTCGGACCGATCAACGCGAAGCAGGAGCGGCGTGCTGACGAGTGGGCGGCAATGCGTCTGATCGATCCTCACGACTATCGCGTCGAAGAAGCTCGACACGAGGGTCACCTCGAGGCGATGGCTATCGCATTGCACGTCACGACGGACCTCGTCGAAGCGTTCCGCCGAGTGCTCATCCGTATCGGCGAGGATGTCTACGTCGCGCCGAAGATGGGCGCCGGACAGTGGGCGCACCGCATCGGGGTGGCATAGTGCCGAGCGCGCGCCGCCACCTTGCCGCCGCTCCATCGCGTCGGCGCGGCCTCGGAATGATCCGCGTCTCGCGCGAGCGTGACGGCATGACCTCCCCGGAGGTACAGCGGCACGCGATCGAATCGTACGCAGCCTCGAACGGTATCGACATCGTCGACTGGGTCGAGGGCATCGACGAGACAGGCTCGCGGGCTCGCTCGGCGTGGTGGCCGCGACTCGATCAGTCGATCGAGCGGCTCGAGGCCGGCGAGTTCGAGGTCATCGTCGTCTGGAAGTTCTCCCGCACCGCGCGCCACCGCCTGCGGTGGGCGGTCGCCCTTGACCGAGTCGACGCGCTCGGCGGTGGGCTCCTCTCCGCAACCGAACCGATCGACGATCGCACCTCACACGGACGCCTCGCCCGCGGCATGGTCGGCGAGTTCAACGCATATCAGGCGGACCTCATCGGGGACACTTGGCGCGAAGCCCACTCTCGACGATTCCGCGAGGGAAAGCCGATCAACGGCAAGCCGCGATTCGGATACGCATACTCGCCCGCCGATGGCTTCACCCCAGACCCGATCACCGGCGCAGTGCTCGCCGAGACCTACCGCCGCTACATCTCGGGCGAGAGCGTTTACGCTCTCGTGCGTTGGTTGAACACTGGCCCCACGCGCCCTGTCGCTGGCTACGGCGGTAAAGGCGACGGCTTGTGGTCCGAACGCACCCTTCGTCGTGTGCTCGACTCGGGGTTCGCCGCCGGGTTGATCACCTATCAAGGCGAACAGAAGCGCGGCATCCACGAGGCGCTCATCACCGACGACGAGTGGAGCGCGTACCTCGAGGCTCGCGGCCGCCGACGCGTCTACCGGCGATCTGAACGCTCGACCTACGCTTACTCGGGCATGGTCTGGTGCGCGTGCGGATCGAAGATGCACGGTGGCACCCACGGCCAGGACCGAGAGCAATCGTACCGGTGCAAAGACGGCAAGGAGAAGGGCACCCATGACGGCGGCTACGTCGCACAGTCGCTCATCGACGACGCCGTGCGCGCCTGGCTGCACGAGCACGAGTCACGGGTCCGCTCCGAGGTGCGCGCAGGCATCGAGCGACGCCCCCGTCGAGTTACGGCAGACCCCACCGCCGATCTAAAGCGGCAGCTCGCGGACCTTGCCAACCGGCAGGTGATGCTCGTCGAGCAGCGCCTCAGCATGGGCATGCCGCAAGCGGCTTATGAGACGCTGCGCGACCGATACGCGACGCAGGCAACTGCGCTCGAGCAGGAGCTCCGGACGACCGAAGTCCAGCAGTCCGCACCGCTTCGCGTGCTGCCCGTCCTTCTCGAGCGTTGGAGTGACCTCACTGTCGAGGAGCGCCGAGAGTACCTACGCTCGCTCATCGCGCGAGTCGAGGTCACCCCGGGTCGACCGCACGCCCGGATCGAAATCGTCCCGCACGAGTCCTGATTTCCCGCGGTGGGATCAGGACATAGTCACGAGCGTGAATGGGTTCTGATCCCTGCGCGGGCGGCGGCGTCGTAGCGCCGTCGCGCGGACTAAGTATGGTGAGAGCATGGCAACTCTTCACTACGGCGCGGCAAACGATCCCGTGCATATCGAGGACCGGGCACTCGCACACCTCAAGGTGGTCATTGCGACAAAGCTCCGCAGAAACGAGAGTTTCACGCTGTCGTGGAAGCACCCGGAGGGTGACCCGGCAGGGCGTTCGACGATCTGGATTCACCCTTCGATCCCGCTCCGCTTCACGTTCGACGAACCCGAGGCGCCGCAGTTGAATGTGAAGTGGATCGAGGAACTGATGCATTCCGCGAACTCGACTGGCGGCATCATGCTCGTTGATGAGGTTCTCGAAACCCCTGAGCCTGACGCCGACGCCTAGGCGCCCCGATCAGGCGTGGGTTTGGTGCTCCGCCGATGCTTCTGCGGTCTCTTCCGACATGAGGTATAGACCGCCCGGGGAATTCGCTGCGTATGCCAGAGCGTCAACCCATCGTCGGTTGATCGACGGTTGCCGGCTTCCGTGGAACTTAAAGACGAGCGCGCTCCCGGGGTGAACCCACACGCTGGTTCGCCCGCCACCGACGCTCATGTCCTCACGCCAGGTGAACGCGAATGGCTCTCCGCGTCGGAGCTTCGCTGAGATCACGAGTTGGATGTGGGCAAGCGCCCGATCTTCGATCTCCGTTTTGATGCCGCCGTCGTACAGGAATGTGCCCATGACTAAACCTCAGGCGGTCGGCGCCAACGGGGGCAGGTGGGGGATGGTGATCGGGGCGGTGGTTCGGTCGGGCGTCGCGTGGAAGCGCTGGAGGTCGCTGAGGACGTCGCCAGCGGACATGTAGCAGTTCGCCAGCGGGAGGTCGCGCAGCCAGATGACGTCGACCTCGACGGTGTCGACCTGGTAGATGCAGGCCACCGTCTGGCGGGCGTCGTGCGCAGCGTATTTGTGGTCGAGGATCAGCCATTCAGTGTCGGTGATCTTCCGAAGCTCGAACCTGGGGTCAGACATTGCGGTACTCCACTCTCAAAGGACCATTTGCTGGCGGCGAGAGTGGCCGGTGAGGGCGCGGGGATCGCACCTCGGGGAACGGGCTACTCGTCGTCCACCAGATCTGCGACCAAGTTAAGAGCGCCCGGAATATTGGTCTAGACCCTTGAAAATCAGCGATCGTCGAGCTAGCACGTGCAGCGCGTGTCGGACATCAGCGCCCGGGATCTGCCTCATCCGGCAGCTGTTCGGCGGGCACGATGACGACATCCTGCATCTTCCAGTCCAGGGCGGCGATCGCTTCCGCCGCCGCGGTGATGTCACGGGCCGCGACTTTTCCGCGGCGGGGAACGACGAATGCTTCGACATGAAACACCTGCCCTTGGTCACGGAGGCGGACAGCAGCATCTGTCACCCACGGCTGCGCACGAAGGTGAGCGACGATGTCACCGGCGAGCGGGTGAGGTTTCTTGCTGTCGTAGGTGCGGGCGCGCTCGTCCATCAAATCGACCACCGCGGCCTTCGTGTTCCGCACGCCATCCCAGATGATCCCGAGGGAGATGAAGATCGCCGCGGCCCCGTCGAGCCACCACACGCCGACGCCGACCCCGAGAACGCCGACGATGGATGCGACCGTCGTCTGCCAATCCGCTTTCGCCATATCAGCGTCCGCGTAGAGCAGCTTGTTGTGCAGGACGGGTGCGAGCTTCGCCTTGGCCGGACCGTAAAAGAAGATGGGGCCGACGATGACGACGGCCATCACCCCGACCATCAACCAACCCAGCCAGATCGTCTGACCCCAGATCTGCACTGTTCCGATCGTCGGATGCTCACCGGCGATCAACCCGAGCGCCGACTCGACCGCGAGATTCGCGCCGACCACGAAGAGCGCGACGCCGGCGACCAAGTGCCCGATACCCATCGCTCGATGCATGCCGTACGGGTGAGTACGAGTCGGCCTCCGGCGCACGAACAGCAACGCGATCAGGAACGCGAACTGCGGGATCAGCGACAGCATGTCCTCGATCCAGGCGGTGCGCATCGCCTGCGAGTTGCCGACGACGAGGGCGATGACCGCGATGGTCACGCTCGTGTACGCGATGGTGAACCACTCCCAGCGGATTGCCTTGCGCAGTGCTTCTGTCTGTTCGTGAGGCAGATCCGCGCGCCCGAACTCGTGGAGGCGTTTCATTCGTTCGCCTCTTCATCAAGGAATCGCTCGAGCGTCGACAGGAATGCATTCTCTCCGAGAGGGACCAACATCACGAGCTCACGACCGTCCGCTCCATCGACCCCGGTGAAGCTGCGAGTCACCCCCGCACGCTCCAACCACGGAGTATCCGAGGTGATCCCGCCGGCGATGAGATCGAGATCTCCGTCCTCCAGCATCCCGACAAGCGTCTCCTCCGTCGCCACCGTCCACTCTGGCTCTGCATCCAGACTCGCAGCGAAACCCTCCACCAGATCGACGACACTTCCGGTAGGAGTCCCGCCGCTGCCGACGACCAAAGGAGGATCGGGCGACACCCCAACATGAAGTTCTCCCCCTCGCACCGCCGTCAGCGTTCCTTCAGGATCCGAGGGAATAGACACACTGCATCCGGATAGCAGAGCGGCAAGTGTCGCGAACCCGGCCATCGCCGAAAGGACTCGCGAACAGTATGGACGAGCGTTCATGCGCCGATCTTGTCCAGCAGGGTAGGAACTACCAACAGGATTGACGAGCGCCCCGCATGGGAGTAGCTTCACCGGCCGCGCTTGCCAGAGAGACCCTTTGATCCCTGCCGTCGCCTCGCCAGGGCGCGCCACCTGTCACCGGTGTGAATGCGCTCTAATCCCGCGCAGGATCAGACACCGGTCAGGAACGTGACGCGCCCCTGATCCCCACGACCAGCCGCGGCCCTGATTGCCGCCGCTCGACGCGTGTGGGATCGTGGTCAGCATGCGGATCTTCCTCGCGGTGTACGCGATCCTCGCCCTCGCCTTCGCTGTAACGATCGGGATCATCACCGGCGGCACGGCGGCCGCGGTCATGGCCCTCCTCGGAGCGGGCCTCGTAGGGGTTGTTCTCTGGCTCATCGTTCGCGCGTTCGTCCCGACCCGGTCGAAGGCAGATGTCGGCCCAAGCGCCTAGACTCGATCGTCTCGGCCGGAGGAAGGATGATCCGGCCATGCCCCGAGGGCTCACACCCGATGCCATGTTGACCGTCACGCTCGACGCGATCTGCTCGCGCAATCGGTACACGACAGATCCCGCGCCGGTGATCGACGAGCTCCGCGCCACAGCAGGCGACCGCGTCGACTTGCTCACCGAGTCCGTTGGGACGTGGGTCGGGTTCTTCGAGGACGACTACACCCGCGTGCTATGCACGGCGCTGCGCGAGCTCCCCGGGCTTGAGCCGTGGCTCGCGCTCGGCGTCCACCGACGCTCACTCCCCAACCACAGCACGCCGCCGCTCAGTATCCAGCGCGGCATGTAGAGGTCGCGACTCGCCGGCGCGACACGACGCGTCGCCCGAGTCACGCGCGACAGGTCGGCGGCCGCGCGCGACGCGTCGCCGTGGTGAATCGCGACGTGTCACCGCGAACGCGCAAACGACCCCCACCCGGCCGAAGCTGGGTGGGGGTCATCGGGTGCGCCGTGCGCTGTTACTCAGATCACCTGCGAGGCGCGGCTCGAGGGTGCGTCGTCGTCGCGCACCCAGCTTCCCTCGACGGTCTCGACCATCGCGATACTCGGGCTCGGGTCGTTCGGCAGCGTCGCGAGGATGAGGCGCAGCAGCGAGATGAACGCCGCTCCGAGTGCGGCCTGCAGGACGACTGTCCAGTCGACGTCGGCGAGGAAGGTCGCGCCGGTGAGGCCGGCGGCGAGCGACTGCCCGAAGGTCTTTGCGACGCGCTCGAGGGCGGCGAGCCACCACGGCAGGTCGGTTCCCTCCGATTCGGGGAGGCCGAACAGCGAGGTGGCGATCGAGAGGATCGCGCCGACGGATGCGGCCGACGCGACCATGAGCCACGGCACGTCGGCGAACTTGACCGCTGCGATGTACGGGATCGCGATGGCGATGGCGGTGTAGGCGGCGCGGACGAGCGCTGCCTTCCACCACTCGAGACTGGTGAGTTTGCTCATGGTGTGGGTGCTCCTTCGGGAGGATCGGGCGTGGGTTCGGGGGTGGGTGTGATCCGGCACGGGCCGGGGGTGTCGCGAGTGGTGCCGTCGGTCATGGTGAAGCGCCAGGCGCCGTCGTCCATGCACGTGATGGTGGAGATGCCGATGCCGGACGGGCCTGCGATGGTCGAGTCGTTGCCGGGTGGGCCTTGCCCTCCGGTGCCGCCTGTCGCGCCGGGGTCGCCCTTCGGCGCGGTGCACAGCCCGGCGGCGAAACACTGCTGCACGGCGGCGAGCAGCTGATCGGCGGTGGGCGGCGGTGCATCCTTGCCGTCTTTCCCGTTGATCACGGTGGGACTCGTCGACTCAGGCACGGGGTCGACGACGGGTTCTTCGCCGAGCTCGAGCACCTGCTCGCGGAGAGCCTCGATCGCTTCGCCCCGCTCCGTCGCCTCGGCGTCGCGCTGCTCGGCTTCGGCCGCGGCTGTCGCCTCGGCGTGAGTTGCTCGCTCGCCCTGCTGGTAGGCGACGACGCCGAGCGCGATGACGCCGAGGATCGCGGACGAGTTCACGAGGATCAGCAGCAGCGCGACGCCGAAGCGCCGCCGTTTCGACTCAGTCATAGATACCCTCCGGCCAGTCCTCGGGAGGCGGCGGATCGCCGCGCTCGATGTGCGCCCGCAGGCGCGTGGCATAGTTCACGACGCGCAGTTTCTGCTGCTGCGTCTCGTTGAGCGTCTTGTGCGCCGCGGCGCGCTCGGCGTCTTGCCGAGTGAGCATCTGGTAACGGCGTGTGAGCAGGACACCTGCCCACACGCCGGAACCTCCGATGAGCGCCACCAACACGGCGACGAGTGGAGTGACCCACCAGTCCATGCGAGTCCCCTCCGTGGGTGAGTGATCAGTCCGCGAGACGTCGCGCCTGCTCGTCGACTATCCGTTTCGTGAGGTCATCGACGTCGATGCCGCCTGTCGCCACTCCCGCGGCACGCAGCTCGGCAAGGGTCGCGACGACGTGCGACTGAACGACGTTGGCGAACGTCCACCCGTTCGCATCCCGCTCGACGTAGATCGCGTGGATCCCAGCGACCTTCGCGTCGGCGACCTCCATCGCCTTCGCCATCGCGGCAGTGCGGTTGTTGATGTCGACGACGGCGTTACGAATGAGCTCCTCGTCGTACTTGCTCAGGAACATGAACAGTCCTTCCGGAGATGTGGACGAGCCGCCTGCCGACTCGTTGATGTGGTTGTCGTACTGGGGGAAGTACTCGTAATGCCACGGCTCGACGAGAGTCCACTTGCCGTTGACGTAGCGATAGACGGTGCGCCGCCAGCCGTGGTCTTCCATCACGGCATGAATGCGCTGCGCCTCGTTGGAATCGATCGCGTTACCCATCTGATGCAGCGAGGGCGCATCGGGCGAGAGTGCGATCGGCGAGCCGTAGCGGAGGTAGTTCCGGTAGTGAACGTTCTGCTGCGCCCAGGTACGCCCGGCTTCCGTGACCTGCAGCGCGTGACCGATCTGTCGGTCGATGCGACGGATCGACGCGGCGGCCGGTGCATTGAGCCAGCCGCGGCCGAACCCGAGTTCGACCTGCGTCCCGGTGTAAGTGAAAGCCATCGTCAGGCGTCCTCGAGCACGAGCTCGCCGGCGGTGTCGAGCGAGGCGTAGACGATGCCGTCGCCGTCGATGTCAGCGCTGCCGCCGATGTCGAGCATGATCCGCGGCGGCGCACCGTCCGCCTTGAGGATCTCGACGATCGCGTCGGCGTCAGGGATTGCAGGAGTGCTCATCGTGTTCGTTCCCTTTCTCAGATAGTTGTGAGCTTGGTGACGTTGAGAATGCCAAAGCTGCCGTGCGCGCCGCCGGTGACCTTCTGGATCTCGGTGATGAATCCTTCGGTGCCGTCCGCGCGGAAAAGAGCCGTGCACGCCATCCAGGGATCGGAGTTGACCGAGACAGACGCGCGCGCCAGGAGACCCACCGCTGTCGCGCTGCTGCGAATCTGGATGAACGATGCTCCGGTAGCGACGGACCCTGGGTGGCCCTTCGCGTGGAGCAGGTAAATGCCGGCCTCGGGCGTGAGCTTGCCGGATGCCCCGTCGTAGGAGTAGAGGAATGCCGGTTCGCTGTCCTTGGCGGTGTCTTCGGTGGGCACCTGGAAAAACGCCGTGTTGTCTGTCATCCCGCCTCGAGCGAGTGTGAAAGTGCGGAACGAGACGTCGCGCTTCCAGGCGGACCCCCGTCGGATCAGCAGGCACCCCATCGTGGTGTCGAACCACTCGTGCCCCTCGACCGCGAAGCCGGCGTTAGTGAACGCGTCTCGCTCTCCCGTGGTGCCTTTGAAGCGGTTGCCACGCTCTCGGATGAGATCACGAAGCCGGGTCAGGTCGGGGACCGTCTGCGGGTTCTTGTTGAAGATCGGCAGACCTTCGGGGCCGGTGCCGTTTGTGAACCCCATAGGGTGCCTCCTAGTAGCGGTAAGTCGTGCGGATTGCTCCGCACTGCGGGTCTTGTGCGAGCGAGGCGAAGATGTTGTATCCGCCGTGATTGAGACCGACTCCTGCAGCACCGCCGCCCGACTTCAGCGCGTTGAAGAACACGAGCGGGAGCGAGTACCAGCCGGGGCCGGTGACGTCGATCGGCACACCGCCGACGAGGCCCGGGGAGCCCGGCGGACGTGTGCCGTGTTGGTGCGTTGTGAAGATCGGGTCCGAGCCCTGGATCTGCACTGGGTTGAGGTAGATCTCGATCGAGCTCGGCACCGCGGATGCCGGGATCGTCCACGGCATCTTGAAGTCGTAGAACCAGCACCCCTGGTTCGAGGAGCCCGCGATCACACGTCCCGTCCACCACCCGTTCTGGAACGATGCGGCGTCGATCGGGAGGAATATCTGTGTCACGACGGTCGAGCCGCCGCCGCCTCCCGGATCGGGTGTCGGGCTCGTCGGGGTTGATGCCTTCACGCCGACGACGTGATAGCCGCCGTGCGCAAGGAGCTTCACGGGCTGCCCTGCGGTAAGCGTCACTCCCGTGTTGTATGTCGCGGCGACGTTCCCGACATCGGTCGAGATCGTGGCTACTCCCCCGGCTACGGATACGACGGTGCCCTCCGAGGCGAGCGGTGACGTCGGGCCGGTGACCCATGCGACGCCGTCGACGATCAGCACCCAGACGGGATCGTTCACGACCGGTCGCCACGATGTTGCGAAGTGTGCCGGCACCCGGCCGCCCTCGAAGTCGACCCAGGCTCGCAGTCCGTTGAGCCCGCGATAGGCACCGGCGACGATGCGAACGGCCGACTTGCCGTCGACGATGTCGAGGAGAACGTCGGTCTCGTCGGTCATGGCGAGACCTCCACCGTCAGAGACATGCGTGCGCGCCCGGAGCGGGCGATCGTCCGTACTCGGCCGATCAGGTTGCCGCGCAGTCGCTGGATGACGACAACGTCGCCGCGCTCGAGGCGCGGGTCGAACGTCATCTCGACGGGGACGATCGATGCCTTCAGCGTCGACACGGTCGGCAGCGTCGCATCGGCCCAGGCTTGCGCCCCGGTCTGGCTGTCGATGAGCTCGCTCGATTGGTAGAACGTGCGCGCCCCGAATGGCGATCGCGCGCCGTTCGTCTCACGCACGCGCAGCGGCCCCTCGGTGATCTCCGCGATCGCGATCACAGCCTTCTGCTGCCCGGACGTGGCACGCACCACCACGCGGTTTCGCACCTGATCGGCGGACATCTTCTGCCCAACCTTGATCAGTTGCCCACCGTCGCCGCGACGGAGCGTGTGCACGGGGAGAGGGCGAGCGTTCGGGCGCGCGGACAGCGCGCCGTCCGCGGTCATGTGAGGGACGCTGTCGAGCATCACGTCCATGAGCTCGTAGACCGCATCGAGCTTCGAGTCGGGATACATAATCGACCGCGTGATCGGACGGTCCTCCACGGTTCGCGCGAGCTGCAGGCCAGACACGCGGCCCACCTCGGACCACGTCGACCCGAGATCCGAGGGGGACGACGGGACGTCGAACGTTTCCTCGTCGACACCGGCGAGGAGTTCCTTCAGCTCGAGTTCGATCTCGGATCCGGCCGAGACGATCAGATCCCGAAAGACCATGTCCTCGTCACGCGCGGACGGCACATCGGTGATCTCGAACGTCCCGAACTGGATGCGCTCGGAGAACGGCCCCGCCGTCACGTTCGAGTAGATGCGGAGCTGCGCCCCGAACGGCGCGAATGCGTCGGTGATCTCTCGAGGTGCCATCGCCTCGCCGAACGTGTCCGACCAGACGATGCGGCACGACCCCGACTGCTGCACGGTTGCGCTGCCGTCCTCGTTGAATCGCGGTTCGGTGAGCGGTACGTCCTGCAGCCGCCGCTCACCGTTGTAGATCAGGTCCGCAGACCAGTAGTGGTCGAACGACCCCGACAGGACACCGGCGAGCAGCTCAGTGGAGAAGCGCACGACAACCTCCTCACTCGATCGCTGCGGCCATCGCCGCGCGCACCGCCTCGAACGGAACATCGACGACGAGCGTGAACCGCACGGTCGTCATTGGGTCATTGAGGAGACCGACTCGCATCGACCCCGGATCGAGGTTCAGATCCTCAAGGCCGGCGGCCTCGATGATCGCCCTCTCGAAGTCATCTCCGAGATTCACGACTGCCATACCGTCACCCCCGTTATCCGGCCAGGCCCGCGAGCTCGTACGCTCGATCGCGGTCGGTGTAGGTCAGCCATCCCGCATCCTGCGCGGCGTAGTCGCCGAAGGCATCGAGATCGTCGTAGGTCAGCAGCGGCGTCGCCAGGCCAGAGAACGGCGGCTGCACCTCGTCGAACGACGAGCTGAACGCGATGTGAGATCCGCCGAAGCGCACCGTCCGGTCGAGCTCCTCGAGGTCGCCGCGAGCGAAGAACGTACGCGGCCATCTGACCGACGACGTCGTGCGGATACAGAGCACCCCGACCTGTCGGGTCGTGTAGGTGCCGAGCATCGCCTGTAGCCGGTCGGCGGCGTCGATGGTGTCGGTCAGTAGTTGCACGTTCAGATCCCGCAGCCCCTGTCGGCGGGTGCCGATCCACGTACCCGCGGACGCATCCTCGACGTAGACGAGCTCGCCGTTGGTGGGGCGCTTGAGCGGTGCGAAGCTGTCGGGCCCGACACGCACCGGAGCCCACAGGCTGGACGCCGCGAGCGGGTTGTGCACGATGGTGCCGTCGTAATCGACGGTCGTCGTCGTCGAGTCGGTGAACCCGAGACTGTTGCCGAGCAGGTCGAACTGCTCGGCGCGGTACGTCGCCGGCGTGCGGAACGGCACCTCGAAGTCGAGCGCGGCGACGCCGGTGGCGATACCGACGCCGCCGCGCACGAGCCACTCGCGTTCCTCGCTGAGACGGTAGATCGTCAGCGAGTTTGCGAGGGGGTCGACGCCGTCGAAGAACACTTCGACGAACGGGTTCCCGGCGAGCTCTGGTGTCAGCAGTGGTGCGGCCATCTCACTTCCTCCTCTTTCCGTTGCTCAGTCCGATACGGCGAGAACGCCCCGCCTGCTCGATGCGAAGCTCGATCAGATCGTCGAGTGCGACCCCGGACTTGTTCACGACGGTGACGTTCACGTCCCCGCCGGGCACGACGGTTGCCGGCGATGTGACGCCGCCCGTTGCCATGAGCTCGGGCGGCTTGCCCGGCATTCGGCGAAACCCCTCCATAAGCAGGTTCCACGAGCGGGCAGACCCGTCGAGAGGCGCGTAGAGCTCGTCAACGTCAGGTCGATCACCGACGATCCGCCACGTGTTCGGTGACACCATCTGCGCGAGTGGCTGCATCGGGGTTGTTCCGCGGATGCCGCCGGCCGCCATCATCTCGACGATGCCACCGCTGCCCATGACCAGACCACCAGTGCCGCCCAGGCCCGTTGCGATGTTGATCCGCTTCGACGCGTTGCGTGCGAGGAAGTCGTCGAGATCGCGCTGCGCGGGCGACGTGTCCGTCACGACGACGAAATTGCCGTCCGGGAGCTGCACGATTTTCTGGTTCAGCCCGTCGACGACTGCGGCCTCGGCGGACGCATTCGAGGAGTACACGGTATAGGCCTGCTCGGGCGTCTGCAGCACAGTGTCGATCAGCGCTTGCGCCTGCTCCTGCGAGAGCCCCATCGCCGTGAGCTGCCCCATGAGAGCCCCGGAGGTGGCGTTGTATCGATCAGTGAGGTTCTGCTGCGACTCCCCCGCGAGAAGCGCCGCCTGATACTCCGCATCGAGAGATGACGCGGACGCCTTCAACTGATCATCGAGCGCCTTGCCCGACTCCGACGAACGGAGGTTCGCCGTGTCGAGTCCCTCGATCGAGTACCGGGTGCCGTCCGCGGCGAGCCCGACCTGCGACACTGACTCGGCGGTGCGCAGTGCCGCGTCGTTGACATACCCGAGGGCGATCTGCCCATCGGCGAACCCGTTGAACTCAGACCGCATTCCCTCGAGCTTGTCGACGACTCCGTCGGTGGTCGTCTCGAAGCCGCGCATACCCTCAGCGAGCTTGTCGAGCTCGGAGGTGTCAGCTCCCCAGTTGAAGAACTTGATCGCTACGGCGAGTCCCTCGACCATCTCGGCGAGCGGCCCAGCGACGAACGATCCCACACCCTCCGTCGCGGAGATCGAGAAATCTATCGCCCCGTTTATGAGGTCGGAGAAGAACTGCAGGACGGGGCCGCGGTTCTGCGAGACCCAGTCGGCGAAGTCGCCGAGCGGCTCGGAGAATGCGGCCGCGAGGGCACCCTTGATGCCGTCGGCGGCGACCTCGATATTCCGCTGTGCCTGGTCGATCTTGGACGCGTCATTCCCTGCGAGCGTGTCGAACATGCGCTGTGCGGATCCGGTCACGCCGTCGAGCTGGTTGACGGCTGTGGTCAGATCCATCGCGAATAGCGCCTCGCCGAGATCCTCAGCCTGCGTGCCGAACAGCGCGATCGCCGCATTATTCCGCTCGACGCCCGGTTCCATCTCGCGCAGTGCGGTGAGCACCTCGCCGAGCCCTTCGCGAGCTCCAGCTCCGCCGGCGGCGATCTTCGCGGTCATGGCCTCGGCGTCGAAGCCGAGCGCCTTGAATCCTGCGGCGGACTGCTCCGAGGCGTCGGTCGCTCGGATCTGGAACTCCTTCAGGGCATCGGCCGCGAGGTCACTGTTTCGCGCACCCGCCTTCATGCCCTGGTTGACGAGCCCGAGCGCCTCGTCGCCGGAGAGGCCGAGGCGCTTGAACAGTGACGGGTACTCGGTGAGCGTGTCGAGGAGATCCTCATTGCGGTTCATTCCGTTGCGTGCGCCGGCGGCGATCAGGTCATAGGCGGCCTGCGCGTTCGGGGCGAGCCCGTTACTGAGGAGCTGCGCGACGGTCTGCGCGATCGGGCGCACGTCTTCGCCGAGCACGTCGGCGATGCCGGCGAGACCCTGCACGACGAGCTGCGCGTCGCGGGTGGTGGCGGTCGGGTCGAGGATGCCGAACTGCAGGGCGAGCCTCGAGGCGTCCATGTTGGACTCCACGGACTCGCCGAAGTTGTTCGCGTACGCCTCGCCGGCGGCCCGGCTGATGCGCAGCGCGTCGGCCTCGCCGATGCCGGTGAGTGCCTGCAGGCGGTCGCGTCCCTTCTCCTGGTTCAGACCGTCCTGGATGCCGCCGATCACAGCCTTGCCGATCGCGTAACCGGCGAGCACGATTCCGCCGGCGACCGGGATCGCTGCGAGCGCGTCGACGAGGGTGGACTCGAGCTCTCCGCCGACGACGTCGCCGACCTTCTGCCCTGCGCCGCGCGTGGCCGCGTCGAGCCCTTGCGTCAGTGAACGGCCGCCCTCGTCGCCCGCCTCCTCCGTCTTCTTGCGGAACAGGCTGAGGAATCGCTTCAGGCCGCTCTCGGCCGGCTCCTCGTCGACTTCGACATCGACCACGTTGCGGGCGCTGCGCAGGCCGGTGAGCTGACGCTCGACGCGCTGGATTGATGCCTCGGCGCGCTTGACGTCGGCGGTGACATCGAGACCACCCTCCGCGCGAATGTGCAGATCCTCGAGCTTGTCGACGGCGCGCTCGAGGTTCTTCTCCGCGCGGGAGATGTCGGCGTCGAGCTTGACGACGGCGCGCTCAGAGACGAGTTTCTTCGCTGCGTCCTCGACGCGGTCCATGCCGCCGAGCGCGCCCTTCGCGTCCGCGCCGATCTCGATCGGGTTGGATTCGATTTTCTTGCCGATGGCGAGGATCTGCTTGTCGGCTTTCGACACGGCCATCGTGTTCGCGGTGAACAGAACCTCGAGGTCAGCGATCGTCAGCTTTGGCATCGGGGGTGTCCTTCCGTAGCGCTGCTCGCAGGCGGGTGTCGGTCTCGAGCAGTGAGAAGATCAGCGTCCGCACGCCCGGCCAGGGGCGTGCGCGGACGGCCGGATCGTAGAGGTCGATGCCGCGCTGCATGAGCTCGGCGACGACGATGCGCCAGTGCAGAACGATGGCGAGCCACGAGCCGTCGATCTCGGGTGCTTTCGACGACGGGGCGGGCGGTGCCGGTTTCAGGTGCGCCGGCGGCTGCCGGTAGTCCTGATACCAGCCGTCAGCGTCGGGCTCGCCGATGCCGTACGGTGCCCAGTCCTCCGCCGTCTTCAGGCTTTTGGGACGGCGTCGGTCGTCTCTGCAGCGGCTGCCGCCTCGCCCTGCTCTCGCGCCCAGAGCAGGACGGCGAGCCGGTCGGCGAAGTCCTTGCCGCGCGCCCAGTAGAACACCGCGTAGTAGCCCATGCGGTCGATGGTGATCGGGTTGATGCCGGCGGCGATCATCTCGTGATAGGCCGCGCCGAGGGCGGGGTGCTCGTCCTTGATGGTGTCGAGCACCCCCTGCACCTCGGCGGGGATTGTGCCGGAGATGAGGCCGAGGTTCACCTCTCCGCGGACGGCGCACGCGAGCAGCTTGCCCATGTCGTCCACGCTGGGCGGATGCACGATGAACTCGTGTCCGCCCAGCGTGAGGACGAGATCGGGCACCGCCCACGACGAGAAGTCGGTAGCGGTCGCCACGACTTACGCCCCGCGGGTGAAGGGGAACGAGGTCGACACGCCGCCCGGCGTGGTGACCACGACGGGCACGGTGCCGGCGTCACCGATCGGCAGCACGGCGATGATGGCCGCGCTGCTGACGACGGTGAAGTCGGCGGCCGGGTCACCGCCGAAGGTGACCGCGCTCGCGTTGAGCAGGCCGGTTCCGGTGATGGTGATGAGGTCGCCGTCGCCGGCGTTCTGCGGGCCGACTGCGCCGATGACGGGCGCGGTGACGTCCCAGCCGAGGAACGGGTTCGCGATCGGCTGCGTCTTGCCCTTGCCGGTGAGGGTGACGGACTTGATCTCGATGCCGGCATTGTCGGTGTTCGAGCGGGTGATCTCGACCGTCACGAGCGAGCGGCCGGCGTCCGTCGGGTGCGGGGTGCCGATCTCCGGCTTGTGATACCAGCGCACGTCGAGCACGGCCCCTTCGAGGGTGCCCTTCGATGCGGCGACGAGCGCCTCGAGCTCGGGCAGGTAGAGCCCCGAGGTCGTGCTGCGGTTGCCCTGGACGGTGAACGACGCTGCGAAGCCGCGGCCGGTGACGTCTTCATTCGGCGAGCCGAGGTCGTCGTAGGAGCCGACGTCGGTGTTCACCGGCGGGTGCGACGGCTGCCATGCGCTGATGCGGCGGATCGGCTGCCAGACGGGAGCGCCGGCGGTGCCGAGGTTGACGTCGATGCCGTACTCGAAGGACTTTCCGAGGACGGTGTCGGGGGGCAGGGTGGTCTGCTGGTTCATGGTGTTGCCTCCTGGTTGTCGAGGGTGATGAGGTAGTTCTCGGTCCGCCGGTCGCGGCCGTTGGTGTCCGCACCCAGTCGAGTGAATGAGGTGCGGAGGATGCTTGCGAAGCCACTGCCGCGAGGGCGATGGTCGAGGACGGTGAACAGGATGCCGGCGAGGCGGTCCGCGCCGAAGGGCTGACCGCGACCGCCGCGCACGTCGAACTGCACGCGGCGTGCGAGCAGGTCGGGTTGGTCGGCGGGGCTGTAGACGGAGATGCCGACGCCCCGGTCGGGTTTGTCCTGCACGGCTCCGTAGTAGAGCCCGATCTCGAGGTCCGTCGGGTCAGGGCCGAACGGCCTCCACGCGAAGGTGGGGAGCTGTCCGAGGATCTCGCCAAGGCGGTTGGTGATCGTCTCGTCATCCACCGAGCGCCTCCTCTACAGCGGCCGCGACAATCGCGCCGATGTCGACCTCGTCGGATGCGACCTCGAGGAACTTCGGCCCGCCGGTGCCGTGTTCCCAGTCGAGGTGCTCGTGTTGGAAGACGGCGTGCGGGGCGGTGTAGCGCACGGACATGCTCAGGTCGTCGATGACGACTTTGCCCGACTTGATGAGGTCGCCGTCGTCGCGCGGAGCGAGCTGGTTCGATCGCTTGAGCAGCTCCCGGCCGGCCTTTCGCATCGCGTCCTGCGCGGCCTTTTCGACGGTCGAGAGGATGGGTTTGTACTCCCCCACGGCGACCCCCTAGACGATGAACAGCGTGCGGCTCTGTGGCAGGCGCTCGTGGCGGAAGACAGCGATCTTCTCGACGCGGCCCTCGCGCTCTCCGGGTTCGCCCTTCCACACGGTGACGAACGAGCCGAGCGGGATGATCTCGTCGATGTTCGTCGAGACCTGCGCGTTGGAGACGACCTCGTTCCCGCTCGCGTCGAGGATGGCCGCCTGTTCGTCGACGACCCAGACGTGTGTGACGGTGCGAGGGCTGCCGTGGCGTTCGCCCATGCTGCCGCCGCCGAGGCGGTCGCGGACGGTGACGGTGTGCGGGGTGAAGCTCGGTCGCAGTCTCATCGGCTTGCCTGCAGTCGGTGGCGGTCGAGTCGCTCGAGCTCGTCGGAGACGAACATCGCGCCGGCCGCGAGGCCGCCGGCGCTCATGCGGGAGTAGACGATGGACTGTCCGATCGCGGTCTCGGAGGCGATGCCGCCGGCGGGGACGAGGACGCCGCGGGCGACGGCGGCGGAGATGGCCTGCGAGATGCCGCCGGGGCAGGTCGCGTAGCCGTGGTTGAGGGTGACGGTGACCGCGCGGCGACCGCGCGGCCAGCGGCCTGAGACGCGTTCGAGGATGCCGTTCGGATCCCAGTCGAAGTCGTCGACGGCGAGGGTGTGCCCGTCGACGGTGATGGCGGTGATCTCGTTGATCTGCAGACTCGGCAGGAACAGGGCGCGTCCGCCGCGCGAGGACAGCACGAGCGTCTCGCTCGCGGCTTTCGCGACGCGCCATCCGCAGTAATCGCGGACGGCGTCAGTCGCCTGCGCGGCGATCGACTGCGCCTCGGATGCGGAGAGCTGCGTGTTCGTGACTGCCTGCACCTCCTCGGCGGTGAGCAGCAGATCCGGGGCGGGTTCTGTGGGCTCGGGCATCGCGGGTGCTCCCGTCGTCGAGGTTGTGGTCGGCGGCGGCCGGGGTGGTGTTCCCGGCCGCCGCCGTGGGGTCGCCTGGGGTCAGGCGGTCTTGAGGCGGAGCAGCTTCAGCGCCTGCGGGCGGACGACGTCGCCGCCGACTCGCTTGCGGAACTTGAAGCCGATCATGCCGTCCTCGGCATACAGCTCCTCGAGCCGCTTCACGGTGATGCCGAGGCGGTCGTAGATGCGGTAGCCGGCGTTGATGTCGCCGAACGCCGCGATCGCCTTGCCGGCGGCGAAGCTGTCCACGTCCTCCTGGTTGTGGAGGGCATAGCCGAGGAACGTGTTCGGGCGGCCGGCCTGGATGGATGCGCGCCAGAGGTACTGACCGTTTCCGTCCTTCAGGGTCGACAGCTTGAGCTCGTTCGCCGACGAGGTCAGGAACGCACCGTTGGTGCGGTACTGCGCCGGCACGGCGTAGATGAGCGCCTGCATGTCGTCGACGAACGCGTTCGCGCCGTTCGCACCCGAGTTGCCCGAGTAGTCGGTCGCGGCGGACACGAGGCTCGACACTCCGCCGGCCGTCGAGAAGATCCCGACGGGCTGGTGCGCGGTGTGGCCGACGCCGACCGTGAACGCGGTGTCCTCGGCTTCGGCCGCGGCGCGGGCGAAGCTGTCGCGGACGAACGCCTCGAGGTTCACGTCGGAGTCGTCGAGCTCGTCCTCGCCGATCTTCGCGAGACCGTAGAGATCCTCGATGTAGGTGTACTCCTGCTCGGGGCTGTCGGGCATCGAGTCAGTGAGGTTCTGCTCGTTGGTCTCGAGCTTGCCCCAGCCGACGGCCACCTCGGACAGCGAGCGGCGACGGACGCGGTTGCTCGAGGTCGGACGCTCGCTCGCGAGACCGCGGATGACGCTCAGGCGCGGCACCTCACGGTTGATCTCGGCCTCGAGGTCTTCGGGGACGAGGATCTCGCCGGCGGCGTTCTCCACGAGAGCACGCTGCTCGGCCGCCATCGCGCCGCCGCGGACGAAGCGCAGGAACGCGGAGCGCTGCGCCTGTGCGCGCTGCTCCCCGCCACCGGCACCGGGGGTGTCCCCGCCGCCGTTGATCGCCTCGCCGAGCTCGGCGTTGCGACGCTCCTGCGACTCCTGACGCTCGATGCGCTCGGAGAGATCACGGAACTCGGACTCGCCGCGGTCGTACGACTGCCGCTCCTCCGCGCTCAGGTTGCGGTTCTCGCCCTCGGCGAGATCGGTGATGGCTCGCATCGCCTCGACGGTGCGAGCGCGCTCCTGACGGAGCTGAACAGAGGTGGACATAGCCACGCTCCTTTCCTTGTTGGGTTGTGTCCCGCACCGTTCGGACGGGCACGTTTGTGGGGTCGGTCAGATGTTGGAGAGCAGCTCGAGCTCGTGGAGCCGGTGCTTCGCGCGCTCGAGCGGGTAGCCCTCCGCCGCGGCGATGTGCTGCTGCGCGATGGCGCGCAGCTCGGCGGAGGTCTGCGTGTAGGCCGGATAGGTGACGACGGAGACGTCGCCGCCCTCGAAGTCGAATTCGCGCACCTCGTGCAGCGACCCCGACCAACTGTCCGAGAGCACCCAGAATCCGAACGACATCTGCGTGATGTCCTCGCGCTCGAGCGAGACGGCGAGGTCTCGCGCGTAGGAGACGTCAGCCATGTCGGCATCGACGAGCACGCCGTCGGCGTCCTCGGTCAGCCGCAGCGTGCTCGACGTCGTCCGCCCGAGCAGCAGGTTCGGATCATGGTTGATGAGGAACCGAACGTCGGGATTCGTCGCGAGCGTGCGCGTCGCAGCGCCCGGCTTGATGACTTCCTGCCATCCGCCCAGATCCTCGGAAAGCTGGTCGTACACGACAGCGCGTCCGGTGAAGTGCAGGCGTCGGTCGTCATCGTTCGCGGCGCGGATCTGGATATCCGTCAGCGGGAAGACGCGACGCTCGAGAGTGCGGGTCATGTCGACTCCTTGTCGTATTCGGCGTCACAGGTGCATCCCGTGACTTCGGTTGCGCCGGCGGCGAGATCGCGCGGCCACTTCGCGCCGTTGGAGAACGGCTCGTCGATCGGGGCGGTCTCGCCCTGCATCGACTCGTGCTGCTCGTCCCGGGCGATCCATCGCTTCGACGTCGCGCCGGCCTGCGATGCGCCCTCGAACCGTGCGAAGGATCCGACGATGTCGAGCGTCCGACGTGCGGCCTCGGGCACGCGCCGCGCGGCGGCAGCGAAGACGTCGAACACTTCCTGATCGTCGGGCTCGATCGCGAGCAGGCCGAGGAAGGTGAGCGAGTTGAACGCCTGAGCGTGACTCAGCGACGCCGCCGCTACCCAGTTCTGCGCGAACGCGGGGACGAACACGCCGCCGTGCGCTGCCGCCTCGCGGTTCGCGAGATCGGTGATGGCACCGCCGATGATCGGCTCGAGCGCCTCCGCGAGACGCCCGTCCCACTCGGGCTGGTCGTCGGCTGTGTAGTGCTCGCCGAGCATCTCCTCGCGCTGCTCCGCGACGAAGCCGGAGAGCACCGCGTCGAGACGTGTCAGCCATGCGGGCGCGTCCTCAGATGCTGCGCGACGCAGCGGTTCGATCGCACGCAGTGCCGTCGGGCGGAGCTGTGCGATCTCGACCGGCGGGAGGCCGTCGCGCTGCACGGGCTGCGCGCCGGCCGGCACCATGTTGATCGGCTCGAGGTACGTGTCGCCACCCTCGATGGGTGGGAGATCCTCGAGCGAGCGGACGTCGTTCACGGAGTAGTAGCCCCACTGACGACCGGCCGCGTAGGACGCGGTCTGCGCCGCGGTGTCGCCGCGCATTCGCCCCTTCGGGTCGAACTTCAGCCGCATGTCAACGTCGTCGAACAGGCGCTGCGTGACGTTCTCGATCCGGGTGATCGGCGGCAGCAGTGCATCCTGCACGAACTCGATCCCGAGGTGCTCGATGTTCGAGAAGGTCGCGTGCTCGAGGTCGCCGATCTTGTGCGGCGGGACGCCGTACATCGATGCGATCTTGCCCTCGGTGAGCTTGTAGATCGCGAGGAACTGCGCGTCGGCCGGCGAGAGTGAGACGCGCTCGAGCTTCGCGCCTCCCTCGAAGACGGCGAGCTGATGCGAGTTCTCGAACCCCTGGTGTCGGTCTTCCATCTGGGTGACGAGGCGATCCCACTGCTTGTCGGTTAGGTTGCCCTGCGTGGTGAGCACCGTCTCCGGTGTCGCGTCACGCTCGAAGAATCCGCCGATGTATGCGGTCGCCGCCACGGAGATGCCGACCTGCTGACGGGCGACGCCGATCGGCGAGAGCGCCTCGGGGCCGGTGCCGAACCAGCGATAGTGGAGGATCTCGAGGTGTGTTGCCACGTAACCGGGTTCGACCGGCAGCCACGTCTCCTTGCCGTCGTGGCTGAGCTTGTAGGCGAGATCACCCGTCGACGTGCGCAGCACCTTCACATCGGTCGGCGGGACCGGCCACAGGCCGATGACGTCGCCGGCCCCGTTGCGGTGCACGAACACGTAGGCGTTCCCGCGAATGAGCATCCAAGTGACGACCGTGCGCCAGAACTCTGCGGCATCCATCACCGGGTTCGGCTGCACGGTCAGCAGGTAGACGAGCGTGCGGTACTTCGGCGACGGAGTCACTCGGTCACGGCCACGGCGAACAACAACCGACTTCGGCAGACTCGACACCGCTTCGGCCACGAGGCGCACCGAGGTGAGCACGGCCATCACCTGCAGCGACTGCTCCGGCGTCACGTAGACGCCGGCGGCAGTGCGACCACCGCGCAGCGACGGGAGCCGCGACTGCGCACGGGTGACGAGCGAGCGCCAGGCGTCCCGGACTCGATCGGTGAACTTAGCCACGTGTCCTCCTCTTGAGCGTGCGGATCTGCGGCTCGGGTGTTGTCGGCGGGTTCTTCAGCAGCCACAGCGCGCCGGCGATCGCCGAGAGCGGTGAAGCGTCGTGAGCGGATCCCGACCGGTCGATGACGAGCGCGTCAGCGAGTTTCTTCACGACGGCGTTCTGCGCTGCCACCTCGAGCAACGGCTGATGCCGGTGTCGGAGCTTCTGCAGGTTGACGTGGTCGAGCAGGAGCCCAGTCGCGCGGCCGAGGTCGGGGCCGCCCCACGGGGTGACCTCGAGGCCGGCGGCCTCGAACTCGCCGACGAGGGACGACACCGGAGCGCCGTTGGTTTGGAAGGTGATGCCGGCCGGGGTAAACCGGCGTTCGGGAGCGGTGAGCCACGGCACAACCCAGTCGGTCCCCGGCAGGCTCTGCATGATGCCGACGTGAATGAACCCGTCAGCCCGCAGCGCAGCGAAGCCGATGTGTGCGAGTGTGCGGTCCGAGCTGACCTCGATGCAGATGTAGACGTCGGCACCGTCGGCGCGCTTCGAGAGCCGATCGAGCCCCTTCGCCCACATGCCCTGTTGGAACGGGCCGCCGGTCGTGGAGTCGATGAAGATGTTCGCGACTTCGGACTCGAACACGGGCCGCGGGTCCGACACCCAGTAGGCGGCGAGGTTCTCTTGCGGCAGGTTGTAGTTCATCGACGGGTTCGAGTACGCCCACGCCTCGGGGGTGTCGAGCGGCATCCCCGGCGGCGGTGTCCACCAGAACAGGCCGATCGTCGTCGAGTCGTCGTTCGCCTCGATGGCCTGGATCGCCTGCTTGTGCAGGAACCGCTGCACAACCGCTTCGAGGTCGCCCGTGTTCGACGCGGCAATGAGCTGCGAGCGACGGCGCGCGGCCGTGGTCTTCGACAGCGCCGACCACGCTTTGAACGTCTTGTGCTTCAGGATCTCGTCGACGAACACGAGATCGAAAGTGAGGCCGCGGCCGCCGTTGTCGGCGGAGTCGACCCAGTAGCGTTGCCCGCCGGTGAGCTCGAACCACAACTCGCCGTTGATGTTGTTCGCCTTCGCGAACTCCTGCCGCAGTCGCGGGATCGCGTCGATGATCGACTGTGCGTGGTCCCAGGTTTTCTTAGCCGTGGCGAGCTTCTGAGCGACGCCGATCACCTGCGCGTCGCCGTCCATGATCATGCGGAACAGGATCAGCAGGGCCGCGATGAACGTCTTGCCGTTCTGCCGGGCCACCCAGAGGAGCACCGTCTTGAACCGGTACGACCCATCCGGGTTGAGCTCGAGTGCGTGGATCAGGAACCAGCGCTGCCACGGGTTCAGCTTCGGAGCGAGCTCGGCGTAGCGGGTGCCGGCGAGCTGCAGGTGCAGCCACATCGCGAAGTGGATCGCGGCGTAACCGGCGGAGGTCTGCGGCGTGAGCGGTCGCCGCGGCGGGGTGAAGACACGAGGTGCCTCGTGCCCGTACACCCGCCGCGGCGCGCTACGCCTTCTTGCGCGTGGGACGGCTGCGCGCTTCCGGGTCGTCGTCGATGCCACCGGTCTCCCCCTGGTAGAACATGCGGCGCATCTCGTCGAGCTCGTCGCGTTCCTTCGGCTTCGCGATCGCGAGCAGGGCGTCGACGTTCTCGGTGTACTTCGCCGCGAGGGAAGATCGCTGCGGGATCGCGGACGGCTCGTCGAGGTCACGAGCGAGCTGCAGGATCAGAGCGACCCGGTAGCGCGCGGCGGCCGTGGAGATGTTGAGCTCGGCGACGAGATCCTCGGCCGCGGACAGGTTCGTCGGGCCGCTCGGAGGCGGAGGCGCGGACGCGTCCGCTGTCCCACCCGATGTCCCACCCTCTGTCCCACGTCGCCGGATCGTCGCCGGCCCGATCTGCGGGAGTGCTTCGAGGGTTGCCGATCCCTTGGCATTCGAGCGCTGCCGGCGCTTTCGCTCACGGTCGCGCTTGCGCTTCTCCTCGGGTGTCATCGGCATCGCGACCACCTCCCGAGGTGTGGGACATGGGACAAACGCGAGCGGAGGGGGATAGATCACCCCCGGTGCGGTGCGGAGCCCCCACGGCTAGGGATTCGACCCCCCTACCCCTCTAGCGAGAGCGAGGACGGATGAGATGCTGATCGGATGGAACGCGAGTGGTACGCAGCAGGGTTGGCACGAGGCGAGCGACTGGACCGAGCACGCGGTGTGGTGACCAAAGCAGCTACGCAGATCAACCACGCGCTCGGAGGCATCGTCGACCTGACCGGGTTTCCTGCCCGCGCTGACCAGACTTTGGGGAAGAGACTGAATACCTTCGCTGGTGCGGACCTCGAAGATGTCCTCGAGTCCCACGCCCAATCGGAGATCGCAGACTCCCTCGGACTCGTGATCGAGTACCGGAATCGCATCGAGCACGACCAGTGGACCACCCTGCAACCGCTGCGTGAGGATCCCGAGTCAGAGCCAGTTCGAGGCATCGGCGAGATCAGCTACATCGACACAACGCTGCCCGCGATGGAGTTGCTCGCCGAGGTCTTCGCGACGATCGCTGATATCGCGGAATCCCTATACTCACGTCTCCTTGCGCAGCAAATGTTCGACCGCTTCGACGACAGCGCCGACCGATCCGCCTCGCGTGAAATCGGTCGCGCAGTCTCCCGCATCACTTCACGCCCAGACCCGCGCTGGCGATGGATCGATCACGGACGCCCGTGACGGTGTCGACTAGCGGAGGCGCAGACGCATGCCCGGCCAGACGAGCTCGGGGCGTTTGATCGCGTTGAGGCGCTGCAGGTGCGCGGCCGGGACTCCGGTCTTCTCCGCGATGTCGTCGAGGGTCTCGCCCTTGGCGACGGTGTGCTCGGCATCCGTGGCCTCGGCCTGCTCCGGCTTCTCGGCCGCCTGCTCGGCCGGCGTGGGGCGGACGGCGGTCGCGGTCTGCTTGGTGCTCTGACGGTTCGACATGGTGTCTCCTCTCATCGGTCACCAGACCTCAGACGGATCGCCGAGGCCGGGTCGGGCGTCGTTCGCACCCTTGTTCTCGTTGCAGCGCTTGTGAGACGGCTGGCCGTTCGCCGGGTCGTCGGCGAGGTCCGGGTGCGTCTTGATCGACTTGATGTGGTCGTACGCGAACGACCACGGATCGGTGTGCGGCAGGTCGCAGTCGATCGCGTTACCGCACATCGCGCACGGCAGGTTGTGCTCGCGGGTCAGATCCTTCAGCGCCTTGCGGTTGTTCCGGTGCGCGGCGGTACTCCGCCCCGGAACGCCTGCAGCCATGAGACCTTTGCTCCTCCGGCCGCCCGAACGAACGCGTCGGCGGCTATCCTGGCCTCCTCAACGAGGAGAGGGGGTGAGTATGGGAAGCGACGAGTACAACGTCTATAAGGATGGCGACAGCTGGGTCGGCAAGCGCCAGGACGGGCAGCGAGCGACCGTCCGGAACGACACGCAGCAGGGCGCGTACGACGCCCTGCGTGATCGGCTGGCAGCCGGTCAGGGCGGCGAGATCAGCGTGCACGGTACCAACGGCCAGGTGCGCTACAAGAACACGATCGACCCGAAGCCCGATCCGCGATCGAGTAAGGGATGAATGCGAGGCGGTCGACCAGAGCGGGTCGGCCGCCTCGTCAGCCTCCGGTGAGCGCCGTCGTCAGCAGCGTGCCGAGCACACCGAGGAGGGCACCGGCAACAAGAGTGATCGCGCCGACCTTGAGATTCTCATGGGTATCGGCTCGACGCTGAATCGTCTCTTTGCGAGACTCCCCTCGGAATCGCACCCAGTGCGGCGGCGCGTCCTGCTGCAGGCGTACTGCGCGAACGCTCGCCATCGCCTTCTGCACGAGAGGCACGCTGCCGAGGGCGATGATCGCAAGGATCAGCACGTGTACGGACACGGGCAGTTCGACGGCGATGGCCACCCACGCCCACGCGGCAATCGCGACCGGGATCGGGATCATCGACCATACCCAACGGACGGCCGGCCAGTCAGCAACCTGATCGCCGTTCTCGTATAGCCGATCCGCGATCTGCCTCAGCACCAGTGTGCTACCGCTGTTGGTTGGATTCGAGCCGCCAGCGCTCAGCATGCCCGTCGGCGCGTTAAGCGTCACGCTCGTCTCGAAGACGCGAATCCAATGAGCGTGCCCCTCGGGCTGCTGGTCCCGCGCGA